TCCTCCGCCTTTGAGTTTCCTCTATCCGTTCCTTGATATTCAGCACTTCATGAGCGTCAAGTAGTTCATCAACACTCATGACGCTGAGATCGGACCATGAAATAAGGCCAGCAAGAACTGGCCTCCATAGAAATAGATCGACTTGGTGGGATCTAATCCCATAGAGGTTTAAATCTATTCCTTCTCCATCAGGCCAGAACCGTTGATTGCTGCCAGAGCTTGTGAAAAAAAATCTCCAAAATTATGCTTAATGACCTCGCCAATGACTTCAATGGTGAAGTTATAGTTAGAGAGGTCGATGTCAGAAAATTTTTTCCCATCGACTAAAACAATCGAAGTAAACAGTCGAATTAGCTTTATCAACTCATCCTCGTTCACCTCGTTAAATACTTCCTTTATTCCAGCTCCCCAATCGCCCTTACTAAAATGCCCGATTGCGGGACCTGTTATTTTGATGAGGCGATGGATATGACGCCATCCCTCAATCGCTGAAAACTTTCCGATTATGATCGACTTGCCGTCTATGCTTACTTCTTTAGTTCCGAGAGTCATCAAGGCATCCTAATTTATGGAGCAACTGCCACGTCGTTACCGCCGAGGAATACGTTTAGGTTATCTGTTCTGAGTACCCACTCTCGATTCTGTGCCGTTTTGCCGAAAGCCGCATCTGGAAACTTCTCAATAAAGGCCGTATCCGCAACCGCTACCGTTGAGCCAAGATTGTCTTTTATGAGTAGCGGGAAAATCCCCGTGTTGCTCAACTCGTCTAAAAGGGCAAGCGTGGATAGCTCGTCGTTTGATGGGCTAGATTGCTGAAGGGAGAACGTGATTGTTCCGCTACGGTCGTTTGACTTTACCCTTGTTGCCTCCCCGTCTGCGCCTACTACCAGTTCCCATGCTGCATTAGTGCGGGTTATCGTCACCTGGGTATCTGCAAACCCTCGAATAATAAAACCGCCGCAAATGACGGATAGCTGCCTTGGATCATACGAGTACATGGCCATTTTAGTATCCCCTTTACGCTATGATTGTGCCTTGAATTTGAACAGTATGGATAGCGCCTGCTGTCGTTGCCGTGAAAGTTATATCTGGCAAGATCCTATTCGACTTATCCGTTGCATTAACCTCTTGCGCGAGTGGCGCTGAAACTACTGGCGGAGGATTAGTTGTGAGATATCCCTCTTTCACAGACTGCGACAGTCTCGCCGTAACAGCATTCACAATCAGATTGATACCATCGTTCGTATAGGGGACCTTCGTCCTAGCGGCGAGCACCGCAAAAACGTCTTCGGCCATTCTCTGTTCAAGGTAGAGAGCACCGATGTATGTGTCCAGGAATCCACTCGTTGCTCCATATGCCCAACCCTGATAGGTGATGGCTCTACCTGCAACAGTTGGATAGTAGTTTATGTGGTTCGTATCAAGGATCGTCTCGTCGGATGTCGAGGGATTGGACGATGCCACGGATTCAAGGGTCTTGTACGCGCCTGTGTATGAACCTGGGATATACGCGAGCAGCCGCGATGCAGCAGCGCACGCTAGCCACTTCAGACTTAAGCTGGAACTAGGCGAGTACCACAGAGATGAATAGCTAGTAAATCCAGTTGGCAATCCAGTTGTCGATGAAATTTGAAAAAATCCATACTTGCTATTAGAAGCAACCCAGCCGGTCGCATCGTCGATAGCTGCTGCGCTCATCGAATCCATGGTCACACCAAACCAGTTATTGTCTACGATCGCAGCCGCCGATAGCGCGGTCGATGGCGTGTTGGCGTCTGCTGTCATTTGTATTGTGATATAGATAACTGGCACTGCTGGCTTTTGCGCAAAGGCAACTTGAGCCATATGCTCGGCGGGTGAGTTTGCAAGGATCAATGGATCATCCACTACGTCCTGATATGAGGTATACTTTTTAATCGTCCCTTCGGTCCATCCGACAGCAAACGAAGGTTCTAATGCAAGGATCAAAAGACTATTGAACCCTACTCGCGTGAGGGATGACGATTGTACGTCAACGGTTATCTGCACTATGTCTTGAATCGTAGGCATCGCAAAGCCTCCTATGGTTTATTAGTCCAGTCTATTGGTTCAACAGTATCGAAATATGGAGAGACTGCCTCGTTCGTATTGCTGCTATTGCTGCTAATATTTAGGATCATTTCAAAACCAGTACGCATCTCATATGCGTCATCAACTAGAACTGTCAAATCCAAGACCGGAGTTTTTTGGAGTATGGATATTCCATAGTCTGATCTTAGAATATCGGCTACGCGCGGTGTCGCTAGTTTCGAATGGAGTAGATTCGCTTCGTCGTAAGCATTATCTCCGTAACAGAACACGGTGAATGTGATTTCTCTGAATCCAAACCATTCCGTTATATCATTTGCGATATCGAGATAATCCCAATCGTTTATCTCTCGGCCTCCCCCGGAGAACCTAAACCCAGTATAGGGCATAGCTGGTCGCGGCGCGTTCGGGCGTTCAACGATTACGCGCGCGTTCGTACCAGCCGCTAGTAGGGTTAGGTAGACCCTCTGATTTATCTGATTGAAACCGATCATTTCTTAGCTTCTTCCAGGTACATGAAAGTTATTTTATTCCCGGCTGTTTCTGCATCAATATAAATATCGCCAAGATTTAAAGTCAGATCTTCCTGATCTGGGAATAAGTCATCGAACGATATTGCGCTATCTTCAAGGATTAGTAATCCATTAGCTGCCGTTACAGTTATGTCTCCAATATAAATAACACCATCATTTGTCGTTGGCGTTTGGATTTTCAATCCTCTAACCCAGACCTGCTTAGTTGAAAGTGGCACTCTTGTTCCAGGGGCTACGACTGTCTGAGCTGCTGTTCTAAAGATAAATTTCATAACGCTTCCTCACATGATTTTTGTTTACTCGGGCACTTTTACTATTTCAAACGTGATCGACGAACGTAGTTGGCCGGTGTCTATAAGAGGCCGAGCGAGTCCTTGTTTGTTTCTACCGCCTCGCGTTGGATCTTTTAGAGGCGTCCAATTATTATGACGAAATTTTCCCTGAATGAGACTAACCATCCATTGACCCAAGAGGGAGAAAACTTTTTCCGCGTCTGGTTTCGGGTTGCCATCCTTCATTTCCTTCCTGATTATCGACAGTGTTCTTGACTCTATACGTGCCTCGTTCTCATCGAATGTCGAACGTATAAAAGACCTCTCGGGTATATTCTGCGCAGGTGAGCCGAATTCATGGACTATGGCGACATCGAGAACTGTTGTGTTCGTTTGTTTATTGTCATTTCTTCTTTTAGCATCGGTGCTTTTAATATTACCAGACATTGCGCTTGGATTGCTTAATACTCCGACCTTGACAGCCATGTCCATCTTGAGTATTTCCTCAAGCCATTTCTCAGCTTCCTTGTTCTCTATTAGTTCAGCCATCCTTTTCCACCACCGTCAACTTCCAATGAGGCATCACCAATTCCCATTGTTCATAGGCTAGCATTGCGAAGGTTTGGTTGTCGAAAACGAATTCGGCTGCATCAAGAGTTGAGGTATTTTCAAGAACCTGAATCGAGTTGATTTCCGTGTAAATCTTGTATGTCTGCCGTGACCGGAATCCCTCTGGTAGTAGTTGCCTCTCGGCCATGGATAGCCGTTGAACGGATGCTTTAAGCAATGCTTCTTGTCGATTGGTTTTGACATAGACGCCATCCGAGTAGTAGGCCGTAGTCCACCACTGCATTAGGATAATCCTATCGAACGGCGTTATATACATCACGTCACCAACGGGTACGGTTTGAACGTCTTCATCAGAGCTAGAAATTCACGTCCATAGACAGTGGTTAAAAGCCACTGTTGCCAAGCAAGGGTAGAGGAGTTGGCGCTTGATGCTGATACGGAAGCATAGCCGATGCTCATGTCTCCCACGGACTTATTCGTAATCGGTCCAGAGGAGGCATCGTCCGCGCCTGTCGAGGAACCAGGAACGGCGGTATTGATGCCTGACTCTGCGTAGTGGTGAGCTATGAGAAGGGCAAGGCCATGAGTAAACTTTTGATCCGGCAGATACTCGGTGTTGGTCGTGAGGTATACAGCGTACATGGACTTCAAGGCGTCAAACTCCGAAGAGTCAGCCGTCCTGAGAACGTACTTGTAGCTCGTGAGCACGTTTACATATGCCGGTGTTACGTCAGCTAGTGCCATTCCGTACTGGCCTCTCAAGTAGTTTGAGTTGGTCGGCGATAGCCTTTTTAACCTTGGCGCTCGCCTTCTCATGGTTCCACTCTGCAAGCAATGTCAGGTCATACGTCTTCTTTACAATCGTAGGCGTGACAACTTCTTCGTGGTTTAAACGGAGATGGTCGGCATCGAACCTAGCCGATAGACCAGAGGAGTATTCCTTTTCCAAGGATGCCCACTCTTCCGGATCGAAACGATTGTAACCGGGGATCAAAAGACGATCCCCGATTGTTATAACGCATGGCTGTGTGTTCTCGACTAAAAGCATTAGATACCGTCCGCCTGTGCGATTGATTTTGGATAGTAAATGATAACGCCAGCAGTCCGTGCGTGGACTGGAGTGTTAAACATAAAACCCTCTTCCTGAACGGGCAGGAATTCAACGTCCTGTGGGACTTCGAGAGTCAGCTTGTCTGGGTTGCGATCATAGAGAATCGCCACGTCGCTTGTTCCGTTAGTAGCTGCTGCCGAAAGATTGTAGACAGGGATGACTTCACGAATGAATGGATTCGACGACAAGACGAAGCCAAGGATTGTAGCATCGCTTGTTGTAGAGCGCGGAGTTGTAGCAATCTGCGTGTACTGCTTTTCCGGCAAGAGGAGAGTGTTGGGCGTTTCCACTCCATTAGTAGTTGTACGGATAGCCGAGCACATCGCATTGATGTCTTTTATGATCTCGTCGGGTGTCTTCGTTGCCCAAGTTGTAGATCCACCTGTAGCACCGTTGGATAGCGTGACCTTGATAGTCTGGCTGTTGTTGATGAACGGAGGAATCTGTGTGGTCGCGTCACCATTAAAAGCTAATTGGTTTTCAAGGTAAAGCATCTGGCGGCGTGCTGCGTTTGCCTTGCGTTGCTCCAGTGGTTTACCGGCATAGGCTGCCGACCGGATATCCTGCAAGGAAAATCCGAAGGCCACTCCGCTCGAATAAATCAAGCGAGTCGATTCGGTAGCATTGACTTCGATGTTCGGCAGATCTTCGGCGTAGTTGTGGATCAACTTCGCCATACCAACGTGGTCCCACGTTTGATATGTGATCGTCTTCGCGCCTGTATCTGCGGACGAGTCTAGCGGGAATAGTCGCCTCGCCATAAGTTCTGGATACAAGATATCGTAGGTTCTGGCTTTGAGGTACTCCAGTTCCTTAGCGAAGAAAATAGTCTCATTCGCATCGAGTGCTTTGAATTCTGTGACCGGCTTAAACTGATGTTTGCGCTTCATATATTTTCACCTTTCCTTGTGTTTGATATTACCAGAGTTCGATTTCTACCAACGCGCCTGGAGCAGATGCTGCTGTGCGCACGGAGCCATTCACTGGCAAGCGTGTTGATGTCGCTGAATCGTTAAACCACTGCACGCCGTTTGTTACTTCGACGAAGAGTGGGTCACCTAAGGCTAGGGCTTCTCCCGCCTCGACCCAGATTCGTCCCTTGTGCATGATGGGGAGTTGTTCGTAGGCGAGGTATGCAGCTCCGGTGCTACCGTTGGTTCCGTTTACGTTCAGCCCTTGAGCGAAGACGGCAACACCGACAAACTTGTCAGTGACGTTGCCGACAGGCTTAACGGTTCCAGCGGCTGTACCGTATGTAACTGCGACACCGAATTTGATCATCGGTGTTGCTGCTTGGACGAGGTACGAGTCGATTACATTTGTCGTAAGTAACTCGGCAATCATACCGAGAGTAGCTACGGCAGGAGTTGCATTGTAAGTAAGCTGTGTCATATCTTAAATCCTCATGTGAAATTTTGATTAGGCTTTCTTTGCTTTCCAAGCATCTCGGTCGCGGTTCCATTGGGTATCACGAGCCTTGTCTGCTGCCGTTTCCCAAGAGTCATTGTTGGAGTCGCTATTTAACGTCTCACCGATTTTCTGTTCATCAGCAGAGCGTCCTCCGGCCTCTTTGAAGTCTTCCATAATGCAATCGAAACGCGCTTGGATATAGGCGTCCGACTTATCCTTGATGTCCAGCTTAGGCGATGCCTTAGCAATGACGGCTTTCATAAGGGTTACGTCATCCATCGCTTCGATGCTTGCCGCCTCATCCTTAAGTATTCGGCGCGCTTTACCCTCAAGCGATACGCGAACAGAGACTGCCTTTCGAAAAGCGTCCTTGTTGTCTTCCTCTTTCTTAGCGTTCAATTTCTCAGTAGCAGAGTCTAGCTGTGCTTTGAGAGTGTCGAGTTGTGCTTTGAGTGTCGCGGAGGTCGTCTCGCCATCAGCAAGATATGCTTCCATTGATGCGAACAGATCGGCGGCATCGTCTGTTACTTCGACCTTCTTTCCCTTCCAATTAACGATCTTCATGTTCTTCTGCTCCTGTTGGTTATTATCGTCCTGCGAGGTTCCATCGCAGACATATTCAATAGAGTCAATTAACACCTTACATTCTGGACCACCTCGCGCCTGGTCCACAAGTGAAAGATGGTTGTAGCGTATATCGCGTTGCACGAAGTCGTACGGTTGGCCTTTATAAACGCCCGGTGATTCATCGAGCGCGCAGACGTAGCCAAGTGATAACTGGGTTTTCTTTTTCGTTTTCACCTGAGAAATTGCATTCGCATCAAATAGCGTTATCTGCTGCTGGACGTATGCCTCGGCCTGATCCATGGGCATCTGTTCGGGTAGGTAAACTTTCTTGGGGGTATCGGATGTCATCCCGACGACTAAGGCGCGAGCATTTTCAGGGCTCAAAAGCTCGGTCGGGTGATTGTTAGTGATGGGCAGCCCCATAAGGGATTGGATCGTGGCCTCTGCAAAGACTTCCTCAGGATCGCGGAACTGCCGGATAACGCGGATTGTCCCGTCTGGCGTTCTCTCGAAATAGGTAAAGACGCCCGTCCGCGTGAGGTTTGCCATCATTGACATAAAGCCATTGGGCTGGTCAATCGGCGATGCTGCGTCCAGTGATATGGTATCGAAATTTCTCATTTGTTATCCTCTGCCGATGATAGTAAGTCAAATGATCCAATGGAGCAAATAATATTGGGTTGCCTTTATCTCGC